CTGGTTGCCTGCTGCTGTAGGTGTTATTGTAGCGATTTTTGGCGGTGGGGGTGTAGCTGCCCTTATTAAATCGCGTCCTGAAGGATCTAAAATTCTGATAGACGCAGCTGCTGGAATAGTAGTTGTTCAGACTGGCGTGATAACTAGTTTGCGTGATCAGATTGAAAAATCACAAAGACAGTCTGATCTACAGGCTTCTCAGCTCAAGGAAGCACAAACTCAAATCGAAGAACTTCGCAGTCATATTATGGAGATGACTGCGTTGCGAGTTGAGAATGATCAGCTGAAGGTTCGGCTAAGTGAACAAGAAGTCAAAATTCAGCACTTGCGTGCGCGAGTTGCCGAACTGGAGCATCCAACCAAACTTCCATGAAAAGGAAAGTTAGCAGATGAGCAATAATCCATTTTTCTCAGATGAGTCAGCTAAGGCGGCTGTTGACGCTGTAGCTGCTAAGTGCAACAGCGGGAAACTGCGGATCTACGACGGATCTCAGCCCACCGACGCAAACACAGCTCTTGGCGCGCAGGTCCTTCTCGCTGAGCTGACCATGAATGCAACCGCGTTCGCTGCTTCAACTGCTTCCGGCTCGGCGGGTTCCAAGGTAGTTACCGCTGCAGCCAATGCCATCACAGGAGACACGTCGGCAAATGCAACTGGTACCGCCGCGTGGTTCCGGGTCGTGAAGTCTGACGGTACTTCGATCGTATTCGATGGGACTGTCGGTACGAGTGGCTGTGATCTGAACCTCGCTACCACGAGCATCGTGCTGGCCGAGGACGTCGAGGTCACGTCTTTCTCAATTACTCTGGTTGAGTAACGGAGGAGGCCAGGAATGTCTGTAACAATTACCAGCGTTCTGGCCTCTGGTGCAACTGGCGCGGCTACAAACGCGACTGCTAGTTATACTCCGGATACTACAGCGCAATATTTTCTGGCGATCAACTCGTACGTATCTGCCGGATCTGCGATTCCGACTATTACAAGTGTATCAGGTAATGGTCTAACGTGGACTTTGGTTCTAGGTCCCGTAAATGCTGACAATGCCGGTACTGACCGAACCTCGCTCTGGGTATATGCAGCATCGGGTTCAGGTGGAAGTACAGGAACGATCACAATTACTTGGGGTACTATTCCAACAAAGGCTTCATGGTGCCTTGATAAGATTTCCGGTGCTGATTCTGGACTCCACTCTGGCACTTTGCTACAATCCCCCGTTAGTGGTGTTTCTAGTGCAGCAAATCCATCTGCGACTCTGGCGAGTGCAGTTAAATCAGGTTCGGTAAGTTACGCAGTAGCTGGTTTTGAGTCGAGTACAGGTACTCTTACGCCAGGATCTGGATATACACAACTGGCTCAAGTTGTTTCACAATCATTGGCTTGGATTATATCTGAATGGAATTCATCTGGTTCAACAACAGCTACTGCGACGAATTCTGTAACAACTAACCGGCATGCGATTATTCTCATAGAGGTTGGTGTCGCTGTCAGCGGCACAGTTTCTATCGCCATGCATAAGCTAGGCCTATCAGGTTCCGGGATTGAGAAAGTCTCAGTCACAGGTTCAGTAAGATTGCATAAGCTAGGCCTATCAGGTTCCGGGATTGAGAAAGTCTCAGTCACAGGTTCAGTAAGATTGCATAAGCTAGGCCTATCAGGTTCCGGGATTGAGAAAGTCTCAGTCACAGGTTCAGTAAGATTGCATAAGCTAGGCCTATCTGCTATTGGCATTGTCATGCTGTCTAGCGACATGGGCACAGGATTTGTATTTTTCAGAAAAATGAGCCTATCAGGATCAGGTACAGAACGACTTTCTGCTTCAGGCAGCGTTGCTATTAAAAACTTGATTCTTTCTGGAATGGCTATAGAAAAAGACATCGGCTCAGGTAGCATTGCTTTGCGCAAAATGAATATTCGCGGTACAAACACACCTTCAAATCTATTCATATTTACAGCAGTCTGAAAGGACAAGATCAACGATGGATGTTCAGCAGTACAATGCCACCAAGGCCGCCGCTGATTCTGAGAACCCGAACGGCGTCTGGGCCGGTGCGCCATCACTCGCCGCTAGCGCTGTTTCGATGAAGAACACCTCTGGTTATTCAACTTTGGTGGATGTTTCTGGCGGTACAGTCACTGTGATTTCAGTCAACGGAAATGTCAGTGGCCTCACTTCCGGATCATTCCGGCTCGCGCCTGGTGACAAAATCGCCATCACTTACAGCGTTGCTCCTAATGTCGGGTGGTCTTTCGACTCGGCAACTACGTCGGCTCCGCATGGTGCCTGGGCTGCTGCGCCATCACTCGCCGCCAGCACTGTGAACATGTTCAACACGTCTGGTCTCCCAGTCAGTGTTCATGTTAGTGCAGGTACCGTCACGGTGATCGCGATCGATGGCGTCACTACAGGTCTCACCTCAGGTTCGTTCCGTCTCCGCCGTGGAGGAAGAATCGCCATCACTTACAGCGCCGCTCCGACGTTGGCCTGGGTCTACGCGTAGTACAAACGGTCTCGGTCGAGTAAGAAAGGAGGCGAAGTGGCAGAGCCGACCGTCGTTCAGCGTAAGATGCTGGCAAAGATGGGCATCGCAATGCCTGATGGGTCATACTACATCAGGAATGAAGCCGAACTTAGTGATGCGATAAAGGCTGTTGGCCGGGCTACTCCAAACGCTGGCGAGTCAGATGTACAAAGAAGAAATGACGTTCGTCAACACTGCATCGCCAGAGCCAAAGCATTAATGCTTACTAAGATGATTCCTGACACCTGGAATTCCGATGGATCGCTGAAGCAGTCGATATCAGTCGATGATATTCTGGAGCATTTCGGCGTCAAGGGTATGCATTGGGGAATCAGGAAAACTTCGGAAAGTAATCCAGCAGATACTAAAACTTCAGCGATCAAGGGTCTAGATAAATTTCCGCCAGATCAGGCAGCTGCATATGCTTCGACTGCTGCTAAAATGTCGAAAGCATATGGGTTTCAAGTTAAAGAGTTCGTCCCTCTTACTTCCAGAGAGAGCAAGAACGGACTTGCCTATATTTCGATGAATTCTAATGGTGGTGTCATTCATGCTTCAACAGAATCGAATCTTAAATCCACACTTCTTCAAAAAGAACGTGAAGGATGGTTTCCCGATTCAAGTGGCCATTCAATGGAAGCGCTCATAACTCACGAATCCGCACACGCAATGTTTCATACTCTCGGTAAAGGCAGTGATTCATGGAAAGGATTCAATAATCAGAAACAGCCGACAGGAAAAATTCTAAAAGAGGCGTGGAAGAAAGCTGCCGCGCAGGCTGTTGCTGATGGCATTATAAAACCGCAGAAGACTGGTTTTTCCAGAATTCTAGACAGTAGTCCTGAATTCAAACTAGCTAAATTCATTTCTAGATATGCAGATACTTCTGTGTTTCGAGAAGAATCGGAAGCTGAGATATTCCGAGCCTATCACTGGAGTAGTAATCCTTCTAAGTTTATCGACGCGTTCATGAAAGAACTAAACGATGGACTTGGCGTTGACGCTCCGCCATTCAGCGGAAGGAAAATTAAATGATAACTCCAGGTATATTTGATCCCGATTCATTCGAGACCCCAGAGGATTTTCGTCGTGCTCTCCTCGAGGCGGGTCTTAAAGAGGGCTGGCAGCCAATCGTTGTAGATCCTGAATCGAAAGTTGATGATGCCATGGTACAGACATCATTCGAGGTTTCCAAATTCCTCGAACATTTCGGCGTCAAAGGCATGCATTGGGGTGTTCGTCGACAAGAAACTTCTAGTTCGCCAGGATCTTCAAGTGATCGAACTGTAGCAGATAAACTTGCAGCAAAGACGCGAGCTGCTGGAGGAACTCACGTCTTGTCTAACGATGAACTTAGGAAACTTAACGAACGACTCAACCTTGAAGCCAATCATCAGAGATTGCTGCATCCCGGAAATGAAGAATCAGGAAGAAAGACTGTTGAAAAGATCCTGAGGAGTGCCGGGAAGAACGAGGCTAATAAGTACGCCGCAATCTATGCAGCAAAGGGCGCTGAATACGCAGTTAAGTGGCTTATTAAGCAAAGTCTCGGAACTTCCGGAGGAAGAGGTAAGCACGGCTGAAGAAAGGAGGATTTGCGGTGACTTTGTCGAACACGGCTGTGCCCAAGTATTACGGGCAATTTCGTGAGGCAGTTCTCCGAGGTGATATTCCTGTCAACCGGGAAGTTTCGCTCGAGATGAACCGTATCGATGATCTCATCGCTGATCCTAACTTCTATTACGACGATGCTGCCATCGATGGTTTCGTCCGGTACTGTGAGAACGAACTGACGCTAACAGACGGAAGTGATTTTTATCTGCTTGACAGTTTTAAATTGTGGGCAGAGGCGTTGCTTGCGTGGTTCTATTTCGTCGAGAGAAGTATCTACAAACCGAACCCTGATGGTCATGGCGGTCATTACATCAGGAAGCGAATTCGCAAGAGGCTTGTCAATAAGCAGTTTCTGATTGTTGCACGCGGAGCTGCGAAGTCTATGTATGCTGAATGCATACAAGCATATTTTCTTAATGTCGATACGAGTACTACTCACCAGGTTACGACTGCTCCTACCATGAAGCAGGCGGAAGAGGTGATGTCGCCACTAAGGACTGCTATCACACGCGCGCGAGGACCTTTGTTCAAGTTTCTTACTGAAGGTTCTCTCCAGAACACGACCGGTTCAAGAGCCAATCGCGTAAAACTAGCTTCCACGAAAAAGGGCGTCGAGAACTTCTTGACTGGGTCGATAATCGAAGTAAGACCCATGTCAATCAATAAGCTTCAGGGGCTGAGACCTAAGGTTTCAACTGTCGATGAATGGCTTTCAGGAGATATTCGGGAAGATGTCATCGGTGCACTAGAGCAGGGAGCTTCTAAACTACCTGACTACGTCATCGTGGCGGTAAGTTCTGAGGGAACAATCAGGAATGGTTCTGGCGACACAATAAAACTGGAACTCGCTGATATTCTCAAGGGCGATTATGTAAATCCTCACGTCTCTGTCTGGCATTACAAGCTTGATGAACTAGAAGAAGTTGCTCTTCCTGAGATGTGGCCAAAGGCCAATCCGAACATAGGCAAAACAATCACCTATGAGACCTACCAGCTGGATGTCGAGCGTGCTGAAATGGCACCAGCTTCCAGAAACGATATTCTGGCTAAGCGTTTCGGTATTCCGATGGAAGGGTTCACGTACTTCTTCACGTACGAGGAAACTCTTCCGCATCGTCCGCGTGAATTCTGGAAGATGCCCTGTTCTCTGGGTGCAGACCTTTCTCAGGGTGATGACTTCACAGCTTTCACATTCCTCTTTCCTGTAAGTAACGGATCGTTTGGGATTAAGACCCGAAGTTATATTTCGAGTCTGACAATGTCGAAGCTTCCAGGTGCTATGCGTCAGAAGTACGATGAATTCATCAGGGAAGGTAGTCTCCACGTACTTGACGGTGCCGTTCTTGACATGATGGAGGTCTATGACGACCTAGAACGCTTCATTCTGGATAACGAGTATGACATCCGGGCATTTGGCTTCGATCCTTATAATGCAAAAGAGTTCGTGACCCGATGGGAATCGGAGAATGGCCCCTTCGGAATTGAGAAAGTTATTCAGGGTGCCCGAACAGAATCTGTTCCGCTAGGAGAGCTCAAAGCCTTGTCTGGTGAGCGTATGCTCATATTTGACCAGGAACTCATGAGCTTTGCCATGGGGAATGCGATTACCATGGAGGACACAAACGGCAACCGGAAGCTCTTCAAGAGACGCCAGGAGCAGAAGATCGACAACGTTTCAGCCCTGATGGATGCTTACGTGGCGTACAAGCTAAATAAGGATTCCTTCGAATAAGAGAAAGGGGGTGACTGTGGGCAAAATTACAAACCGTCTCAGACATGCCTGGAACGCGTTCGTTTTCCAGGACCAGAATCCGGCGATATCATCTTCTGATCTGGGAACATCTTATACGTCTCGTCCAGATCGTCAGCGATTCCGTCATTTCAACGAGAAAACAATCATCGCAGCAATCTATACGAGGATTGCAATCGATGTTGCTGCTGTTCCGATACGTCATGTTCGGCTTGATGATAATCAGCAGTATCAGGAAGATATGGCTAGCGCGCTGAATGATTGTTTGCTGGTTGAGGCTAATATTGATCAGAGTGGACGCCATTTTATTCAAGATCTGGTGCAAACACTGTTTGATGAAGGCGTAGTAGCGATTCTTCCTGTTGATACAACCTTGAATCCAATGACGACCGGTGGTTATGATGTCAACTCTATGCGAGTTGGCCGAATAATGAACTGGTATCCGAAATACGTCCGTGTAAGAGCTTATAACGAAGCTAAAGGCATTCAGCAAGAAGTTCTTGTGCCGAAGAACATGGTCGCCATAGTCGAGAACCCTCTCTACTCGGTAATGAATGAGCCGAGTTCTACTCTTCAGAGACTACTAAGGAAACTTAACCTTCTGGATGTTGTCGACGAGCAGAGCGGGTCTGGAAAACTAGATCTGATAATTCAACTTCCCTATGTTATTAAAACTGAGGCTCGTCGTGCAGAGGCAGATAAGAGACTAAGGGAAATTGAGTTCCAGCTTAAGGGTTCACAGTACGGAATTGCCTATACTGATGGCACAGAGAAGGTTGTTCAGCTTAACCGGCCGACGACCAATAACCTTATGGATCAGATCCAGTATCTTACGGTGATGCTATACGGCCAACTCGGCTTGACCGAGGAAGTTATGAATGGCACTGCTGCCGAAGAACCCATGATCAATTACTACAATCGTACAGTCGAACCAGTTCTGGCTGCCATCGCAGGTGCCATGAAGAGAACTTTCCTTACAAAGACTGCACGCTCACAAGGTCAGAGCATCTTCTACATCAGAGATCCGTTCAAGTTGGTCCCGGTCAAGGACATTGCAGAGATCGCTGACAAGTTCACTCGTAACGAAGTACTTTCATCAAATGATGTGCGTGCCATTGTTGGCTTTAAGCCGTCTAAGGATCCACATGCAGACATTCTTCTCAACAAGAACATCCCGGCGGCGTATGCTGAACTGCCTGTGGCTGGTGTTGCACTGAAGAGACCGATACCTCCGCAAAGGTCGGCCGTCCCTCAAGTTCCATCAGAACCACTAGTACCACAACCAGAACAGCTACTAAGACCACAAGGAGATAATAGTCAAAATGGTACCTGACTTTAGTGGGTACGTCACGAAGAGCGGCATCAGGTGCTCCGATGGCAGGACCATAGTGGCCCATGCCTTCAAGAGTAGCGATAAGCAGCAGGTTCCGCTCGTGTGGCAGCACCAGCACAACGAACCCGAGAACGTCCTCGGCCATGTCATGCTTACCAACCGCGATGACGGAGTGTGGGGAGACGGTTTCTTCAACGAGACTCCTCCGGCTCAGCAGGCAAAAGCCCTTGTCATCCACAAGGACATCACAAATCTCAGCATTTATGCCAATCAGCTCGTTGAGCACGCCAAGAACGTCGTTCATGGCGTCATCCGCGAAGTGAGCCTGGTTCTGTCCGGTGCCAATCCTGGTGCTTACATCGAGAACGTCAGCATCGCGCATTCCGAAGACAACATTCAGATCGTCGAGGATGAAGCCATCATTTACAGCGGTTCTCCGCTGGTTCTTGCGCATGCTGTCGATGGCATCAGTACTCTGGTACCACCTCCGAGGCAGGTTGGCCAGAAGAAAGGCCCGATGCCCAAGCCGAAGACGCAGACTCCAACAGCAGCCAATCCCGATCCTGATGGAGACGGCGACAACGATTTGTTCGATCCGGCGGATGGCGGTCTGGGTCCGGACGCCACTGTTCAGCAGGTGTACGACACGCTGACGCCACAACAGAAGACTATGGTAAACGCTATGGTTGGCGCTGCCATGGATAACGTGTCGCAGAGCGGCGTGAGTTCAGACGACCCGGACAAGATCATCCACGACAAGAACCAGAAGGGCGACGCAGTGACCCGAAACGTCTTCGACCAGGATTCTACAGACGGCAAGAAAGTGGCCGGAGCTACTCTATCGCATTCCGACATCAAGGGGATATTCGACTCTGCCCGCAAGGATGGATCTCTGAAGGCTGCGGTCGAGTCGTACGCTCTTGCTCACGGCATCGACAACATCTCAACTCTGTTCCCGTACGACCAGGCCGTCACTGATTCTCCGGACTTCATCAGCCGGAGGATGGAATGGGTGTCCAACGTTCTGGCCTCGACCCGGAAGACGCCTTTCTCCCGGATCAGGAGCTGGACTGCCGACATCACATTCCAGGAAGCTCGTGCCAAGGGTTACATCAAGGCCGCGCTGAAGAAGGAAGAGTTCATCCGGATCGCACGCCGGATCACGACTCCTCAGACCATCTACAAGAAGCAGAAGCTCGACCGCGACGACATCCTGGACATCACCGAGTTCAACGTGGTCACCTGGCTGCAGACCGAAATGCGTCTCTTGCTTGACGAGGAGCTCGCTCGCGCAGTTCTGATCGGTGACGGCCGGGATGCCGATGACCCGGACAAGATCAACACGTCGAACGTCAGGCCGATCTACGGTGACGACGAGATGTATGTCACCAATGTCTGGGTCGATCAGGCAGCCATCAACGTCGCCAATATCGGCCCTGACGCGATCGTTGACGGAATTGTCAACGCTTTCCGATTCTACAGGGGATCCGGGAATCCAATCCTGTACACAACCAGGATCTGGCTTGCGAAGATGCTCCTGATCAAGGACACTCTCGGTCGCAGGATCTATCCGACCGCCGTGGAACTCTCCGCTGCAATCGGCGTCAACGACATCATTCCATGTGAGGTTATGGAGTCCATTCCGAACCTCATCGGGATCGTGGTCAACCTGACCGACTACACGAACGGCACCGACCGCGGCGGCGAGGTGTCGATGTTCGATTTCTTTGATATAGATTATAACCAGTTTAAGTATCTCATGGAGACCCGCATGTCGGGTGCCATGACCAAGTACCGCGGTGCTCTGGTTGTTCAGCAGTTCACCGGAACAGGCTTGCTGCCGCTGCCTGCTGCTCCGACCTTCAACGAGGTCACCGGTGTCGGCACCATTCCGGCATTCTCTGGTCTGCACTACACATACAAGGTCGTTGCAGATGACGGTTCTCTGGGTTCGGCTCTGACTCTTGGTGCTCAGGCTGCGATCAACCCGGGTGCCTATGTCACCTACCGGGCCGTTCCGGACTCTGGATACGACTTCGCGGCCGAGAACATCGAGTGGACTTTCCGTCGCGACAACTGAAGGAGCTAGATGCGGTTCTCCGGAGCCGTAGGCTATGCAACTAGTGAGGAAACGGCACCAGGCGTCTATGAGCAAATCATCACTGAGAAGGTTTATTACGGTGATGTTATCCGCAATGATAGACGCTTGGTGCCGCCCTCGCAGGTGCCTCCGGTACTCAACGTTGGCCTCTCACTTGAGAACTCGTTCAGCATCGTTGGCGACGCTGATGCCTACGCGAATTACTTGAACATGAGATACGTCAGATGGGAGGGAACTGTCTGGCAGATTACCAACGTAGAGGTTAGGCGTCCACGGCTTGTATTGACGGTTGGAGGTCAATGGAATGGGAACACGGCTTGAGTTGCAGAGCCTCCTTCTAGGTCTCCAGGATGGTGTTCATGTATATTTCCAGCCTCCGCCTGACACTGAGGTTATCTATCCAGCGATAATCTACAACCGAAATTACCAGACGGTTAATTTCGCGGACAATATTCCTTATGGCCGGAAAATCAGATACCAGATTACTATAATTGACCGGGATCCGGACAGTCTGATTCCAGATAAGGTCGCTGAGTTGCCGTTGACGACGTATGTCAGGCATTATACGACCGAAAACCTCAATCACGACATTTATTACACCTACTTCTAAGGAGAAGTAATGACAAAGGTTGTCTGGGATGACACCGGCAACAGACGATTCGAGACGGGCGTCGATCAAGGCGTTCTCTATCCGCTGAATCCCTCGACACAGCTCTACGACACCGGTTTCGCCTGGAATGGCCTGACCATGGTCAAGGAGCAGCCAACTGGCGCCGCTTCAAACCCGCAGTACGCTGACAACATCAAGTACATGACTTTGTTGTCAACAGAACTCTACGGCGGAACGATCGAGGCATTCACTTATCCAGAAGAGTTCGGTGCTTGTGACGGGACTGTGACGCCAGTTGATGGCGTTGTCATCGGCCAGCAGGCCAGGCAGATGTTCGGCTTGTCTTACCGGTCCAAGATCGGCAACGACGTCTCGCCTGATCTGGGATTCAAGCTGCATCTCGTGTACGGAGCCATTGCAGCTCCAGCTGAGAGGGATTACGCAACAGTCAACGCTTCGCCGGGACCTGTTCAGTTCTCATGGGTCTTCGAGACCTATGGCGTCCCAATGGCGAACATGAAGCCGGTCTCTCTGATTGAGATCGACAGTACCGAGGTAGATTCCACTGCCTTGTCCAACCTGATGGACTTCCTGTACGGCACCAGCGGCTCTGCGCCGAGTCTTCCAATGCCGGATGCCGTCTTGGCGCTGTTCAGCGGTTCAGTTAACATGATCACGTTGACTGCACCAACCTTCGATGGTGCTCACACCATTACCATTCCGTCTGAGACCGGCGTGACCTACTACGTCGACGGTGTGGTCCACACTGCTGGATCTCAGCTTCTCACTTCCGGTCAGAAGAAGGTCGTCACAGCAATTCCGAGCAACGGTTACGTGTTCAACAAGCCCTTCGTTGCTGAATGGCTGTTCACGTTCGTCTCGTGATTTGAAGGGATAAGCGAATGCTCCGGCTCGTAATAGTTACAAATGAAGGATTTAATGAGAAGACAAGCGAATTCGTCGTCTCAGACTCACAAGTAATAGAGTTGGAGCATTCGCTTATCTCGCTGTCAAAATGGGAGTCCAAATGGGAAATTCCCTTCCTGGGAAGTCAGGACAAGACTGAGGAACAAGTTCTGGATTATGTAAGGATGATGTTTCTCCCGGGGGAATTTCCTGAGGATCTCATTGAAAAGTTCACTGAAAAAACTTACACTGCAGTCAATGACTACATCAACAAGAAGATGACGGCTACGTGGTTTAATGAACTTACGAAGCCAGCAAGCAACGAAATCGTTACCGCCGAACTGATTTACTACTGGATGATCGCACTTGGTATCCCGTTCGAATGTCAGGAATGGCATCTGAACCGTTTGCTGACTCTGATCAAGGTCTGCAACATCAAGAATACTCCGAATGAAAAGTCAGGTCGGAAAGAGACTGGTGATGAGCGGCGGGCGCGTAACGAATTGATGAAGAAGAAACTCGGTACTAATGGCTGAGAGGAGGTTGCAGGTTGACGCGACTTGGTTGGGATTCGATAGGCGACCATGTTTACGAAAGAGGAGTCGATCGAGGCGTTCTCTATGTTGATGGGCTCGATGGAGTGGCCTGGAATGGTCTTATTACCGTTTCTGAGAAACCTTCAGGAGGTCATCAGCCTTACTACATAGACGGATCCAAGTTTAATCAGGATTCAGCTTCTGAGGATTTTGATCTGACAATCGACGCCTTCACGTATCCAAGCGAATTCGAATCATGCGAAGGCATAGATTCATTCAACACGGGACTGTACTTGACGAGTCAGCCGAGAAAGTCGTTCGGATTCTCATACAGAACGCTTATCGGAAACGACACATCGTCTGATGCGGGTTATAAAATTCATATCGTTTACAACGCAATGGCTATGCCGACAGGAAGAAACAACCTTTCTGAATCGAGTCAGGTCAACCCGCTTATCTTCAGCTGGGATGTTCAGACCGTTCCAATTCCCATTCCAGGTTTTAAGAGTACTTCGCACATCGTAATTGATTCACGTGTGATAAGCGGGCCTGCACTCTCAGGCATAGAGGATATTCTCTACGGAAGTGGTAGTACTGCTCCAAGAATACCTACCGTTTCTGAATTGAGCGCCGTTATTGACGTTTACGCAGGTCTTCTGGTCATTGATTACGGAGATGGAACAGCCAATATCAGCGGTGTAAGTGTAGTAATGATTGATGCCAACACCTACACAATCAACTGGCCATCTGTGGTCGAAATCGACGCAAATACATACAAGGTTACTACGTCGTGAGAAAGGAATGACATGACTAGTGTGACAGTAATGACTGCCTCTCATATACAAGACCTCTTGAATGCAGTCGTTGCTACTGGAGCGATAGACTCAAGCGGCTTTCTCACTTTCACGCTCGCTGATGGGATAACTGTCATAAATGTTGGACAGGTAACGACAAGTGTTATCACAAACGCTCTTGTCGAGAATGCAGCGATCAACGGAAGTAACCATCTCATTCTTACACTTGGCGACGGAGTGACAACGATTGATGTTGGAGCAATCTCGACTCCAGCTGTCACGAATGCCCTGGTAAAGAGCGGTTCGATCGACGCAACAACCAAACATCTGGTATTGACTATGGGCGATAATAGTACTGTCGATCTTGGTTCGATCAATCCAGATCCAGTTCATGTTGACCCTGGTTTGAGTGCAACACCAGCATCGAACTTTACAGTGTCTCTTTTCACCGCACGCACTGCAAACGGTTATGCGTCAATACATCTTGAGTGCACGTACACAGGCACTACATTGACCGGAGATACTCACGGAGACATAACAAATACGCTAGTTGCCACACTACCAGTTGGTCTTCGTCCTGCAGTTTCGAATTTCCAGGCGTGGGATACCAGCAGCACTGGAGGAGGAGTACTCATCTTCCTTACTGACGGAACGATTACTATTCAGACTCTTAGCCCGGGTGGCACTCTTGCTTCGGGAGGAAGTGTTCGCTGCGGGTTCTCTTACCTCATTGGGCCTTAAGGAATCAGATGGTTAATATTACGACATCAGGTTCATTCGACAGAACAGACCGTTTTCTTTCCCGAATGTCAAAGAGAAACATAATCAGTAATCTCAACTCTTATGGCCAAATGGGAGTAGACGCACTTTCAGCAGCAACTCCTGCTTCTACAGGCGAGACTGCAGCTTCCTGGTATTATGAAATTCAGGGAAGCGGTCTCGACTTTATTATCCGGTGGTGCAATCGTCATCTTGATAGTGCCGGAACTCCCATCGTAATCATGCTTCAACTAGGTCACGGAACTGGAACCGGAGGGTACGTACAAGGACGGGATTTCATTAACCCGGCAATCGCGACTATATTTGATCAGATTGCCAACGATGCGTGGAAGGAGGTGATGTCTTCATGAGCGGAAGTATCGATGAACGTATAGTCGAAATGACATTCAGAGGTACAGCATTTGCTGCGGGGATCAAGAATTCTCTAACTTCCCTGAACAGTCTTAAGACTGGCCTGAATAGCCTTAAGGGATCTGAAGCAGACATCAATAATCTTGATGCCGCAGGAAAGAGATTCTCCCTCAAAGGAATGTCCAATGGAATCGAAGGACTTGCAGGCAAGTTCAAGTCTCTCGGAATAGTTGGCGTCACTGCTCTTGCTACCATCACAAACAAAGCAGTCAACGTAGGTATATCTCTAGTCAAAGCACTGACAATTGATCCGATCAAGGCTGGCTTTGACGTCTATGAGACGAAGATAAATGCGATTCAGACTATTCTTGCCAACACTGCTGCCGCTGGTACAACGCTTAAGCAAGTTACTGCAGCTCTTGCTCAACTTAACACTTACGCGAATCTGACCGTATATAACTTTGGTGAGATGGCAAGGAACATTGGTACGTTCACAGCTGCTGGCGTAGGATTGAAGACTGCAGTTGCCTCGATCAAGGGTATTGCAAACCTTGCCGCTCTCTCCGGCGCAAGTGCTGATCAAGCTTCGAGAGGTATGTATCAGCTCTCTCAGGCAATCGCTGCTGGCAGAGTCAAACTGCAAGACTGGAACTCGGTTGTTAATGCTGGTTTCGGCGGTAAAGTATTCCAGACGGCTCTGATAAACACAGCAAGAGCCTTTGGCATTAACGTCGATGCTATGATTAAGAAGGCTGGAAGTTTCAGGCAATCTCTTCAGACCGGATGGATCTCTTCTAAAGTTCTGACTACGGCTCTGGCCACATTTACAGGCGATCTTAGTAATGCTCAGCTTAGGGCACTTGGTTTCACTGAAAAAGAAACCATAGCCATTCAGAAACAGGCCAAAATAGCAGTTCAGTCAGCGACTCAAATCAGGACGATAACTCAACTTAATCAGGCTCTGAAGGAAGAAGTCGCAACTGCCTGGGCATCTGTATTCCAGGCGATAATCGGAAACAGTCATCAGGCTGTGAAGACTCTTTCGGCTATTCATAGTGCTGCGGAAAACTTCCTCACTAAGCCGATTTACAGTCTGGCCAAGGTTCTTCAGCAATTTACAGATCTGGGTGGCCGAGCGGTTGTCATTAAAAGCCTTGAGAATGTGCTTCACTCTCTTGGTACTATTCTTCATGTTGTCGGTGAGGCATTCAGATCTGTCTTCCCGTCAACTGGCGGTGGTGCTGCCAGTGGATTGCTTTCCATGGCCAAGGCTTTTGAAAGATTCACTGCGGCCCTGACTCCTAGTGCAAAAACTCTGGGTTATCTGAAATCGATCTTCGCGGGACTCTTTTCAGCCGTTAAAATTGTTTATGATGTAATCAGCGGCTTGATACGAGTAATATTCCATCTGGGAGATTCGGCCTCAAAAAGCGGTGCTGGTTTCCTGGCCCTGATAGCTAAACTAGGCGATTTCATTACTAAGATCCGGAAGTCGATCGAGTCTGGTACTGCTCTTGGAAATTTCTTCCGTGTACTCGGTACGATTCTCTCCTTCCCGATCAAGGTCATAGAAGCTATTATCAGCAAGCTCGGTGGAATGGGCGGAGCTTTCGGAAAAGCAACTGGCGGTATTTCAGGATTCATTCAGAAGATCGGCGATTTCTTCAAGAATATTGCTAACTTCATTATTAAGGGCATTAATAGCGGAAACTTCAGCGCAATAGCCAGTTTGCTTAACCATCTTCTTGTAGGCAGCATCCTTCTGACAGTCAAGAAGTTCTTCAGTGGTTTCGGAAAAGCTAGTGGTGCAGGCGGAGGTATATTCGCAGGCATCAAAGAATCACTTGAAGGTTTGAACAAAACGTTTGAGACCATGCAAAACAAGCTCAAGTCAGGTATACTTAAGAACATTGCTATTGCAATAGGTATACTTGCGGTCTCACTATTGCTTCTGTCATTCATCAAACCCGCTAATTTGGCTAAGGCAGTCGCTGCTATCACTGTGATGATGACTGAACTCATCACATCTATGAAGTTCTTGGTCAAGTTCAGCGAAGAAGGCGGCATCCTTCAAATGATAGCTGCCGCGGCAGCTCTTGACTTGCTAGCTGTGGCGATCCTGATTCTTGCTGCTGCTGTAGCAATTCTTTCTCACTTCAGCTGGGAGCAACTGGGCAAGGGATTGTCCGCAATTGCAGTTTTGCTAGCCTCGCTTGCACTTACGACCAAACTTCTGTCCGCTGATTCAAAGGGACTTATCGCTTCGGCGATTGCCATCGGAATTCTGGCTGTTTCGCTGAACATACTGGCAATTGCAGTCGGAACACTCGGAAAACTTCCAGTAGCCAACCTGGTCAAGGGAATTGCCGCGATTGCCGTACTCCTGGCGATCATGGCTGGATTCAACGCAATTAGCGGTACTCAGCTCATTCGTACCGGACTTGCAATGGTCATCGTCGGAGCAGCACTTATTGTCATCTCCAAGGCTGTAGGAAGTCTTGGAGCCATGTCAATCGGAACTTTGGCCAAGGGGATTATCTCCATTGCTGTTGTTCTTGGTGTTCTCGCAGCCGGTATGCTTGTTATGGAAGGCTCGATTCCTGGTGCAGTAGCACTAGTTATTGCTGCAGCTGCTCTTGAGATACTAGGCAATGTATTGCGCAAAATGGGATCAATGTCGTGGGGTTCCATTGCAAAATCACTAGTTCTTCTATTCGGATCACTTTTGCTTATCGCAGCAGCAATGATTGCCATGGAAGCAGCTCTTCCGGGAGCAGCCGCATTGCTTGTCGTTGCAGCATCGTTGGCAATCTTGACGCCAATTCTGATTGCTCTGGGCCACATGTCCTGGACGGCAATCGCCAAAGGCCTTCTAGCTCTCGCAGGCGTTTTCCTGGTTTTGGCTGCGGCGGGAGTTGTGCTAACACCTCTTATACCGAGTTTGCTTGGTATAGGTGCAGCTGTCGCGCTGCTTGGCATAGGTCTTGCACTAGCTGGTGCCGGTGTCTTCCTGTTCGCAACCGGACTTACAGCTCTTGGTGCAGCTCTTATCGTTTCGGGCGTAGCCATATTGTCATTCGTCAAGAGCATCCTGACTATTATTCCGGTAGCAGCAAAGGAACTCGGACTAGGAATAATTGCTCTGGCAAACGCTATTGCTGGCGGAACAGTCGCCATTACTAACGCTTTCGTAGCGATCTTGTCTGCCATCCTCAAGGGGATAATAAAGGTTGCCCCGCTGGCTGAAAAGACCTTTGAAGAAGTAATGACCGCGATTCTCAGGTCAATAAAAAAGTACTCTGGACCGATTACTAACACGTTCCTGAATCTTATTCAGTTGTTGCTGAACGCTGTCAATAATCATCTTCCAAGATTCATCAATTCTGGAGTTAGCATTGTAATAGGTTTCCTTAACGGCATCCAGCGGAATATAGCAAAGGTTGCTAGTGCCGGAACGAACATTGTTATTACGTTCATTAATGCTATTAACAACGGCACTCAGCGTATCGTTTCTGCTGGCATCACCATGATCATTAATCTGGTGAACGGCATAGCTAATAAGATCCATGCAAGTAATCCGGCAATGTCTGCGGCAGCTCGTAATCTTGGAAGTGCCATCGTTCAAGGGATGATTCTGGGAGTTGAAGGTTCCCTGCAAGGATTGTTTGGTTCCGTTATAAATGCGGCAAAGGGTGCTCTGCACGCTGCTATGCATGCCATCGGAGCGAATTCGCCATCCAGGGAATTCATGAAGGTTGGCAAGTTCAGCATGCTTGGCTGGGCTCAGGGAAATATCGACAACACTAGCATTGTAACTGATTCTGTGGAAGCAGCAGGAAAGGCTGCTCTTAACAGTCTCGGAAAGACGATGTCTAATGTCGGGGCATTCATCAGTGACAATCTAGATCTTCAGCCTCGAATCACTCCAGTGATTGATCTCACAAAGGCCAGGGCGGGTTTCGGTCAGCTATCGGCCTTGTCAAAGAGTCATCTGATCAATGCTGGTGCCTCGACTACTTCAGCAGCATCTATATCTGCAGCTAACGCAATAGCAGCACAACAAGCGAGTCTCGTACAACATACTCAAAATCTGACGTTCAATCAGACCAACACTTCTCCGGCGTCACTATCCGCAGCGGATATTTACCGGAAGACAAAAAATCAGCTATCTATCGCGAAGGGAGTACTAGCAGGTAATGCTAACCGCAGTTGATATAACCAATCCTAGTGGGAACACACTATCACTCCCTCTTCTCGATTCTTCGGCTGGATATTCCATCCGGGATATCGGAGGTCTGGGTCCTGTCACAGCAGCACTGACATCTTCATCTCTGGCGCAAGTGGACGGGGCTCAGCCTCAGAATGCCAGAAGAGATATCAGAAATATCACGATGAAGCTGGGCCTCAAACCGAATTACGGAATGAATACAGTTCAGTCTCTCCGGTTCAATCTATACGATTATCTTCTGCCCAAGGCAATAATCGATCTTGGGTTCTACATTGACGGTGTACTTTATGTGGTTACTTCGGGTCAGGTCGAGAGTTGTGATCCCGTTATATTCTCGGCCGACCCGGAAGTCGACATTTCAATTATCTGTTATGATCCTGATTTCTTCGGGCCTTCGGAACTGAATCTTTCAGGTCACACTCAGGCGGATCACACAACAACTAGCCTGATTCAGTATGCAGGAACGTCAGATGCAGGATTTATATTTACCCTGCATGTAGACCGGGCCATTAGTGATTTCGTCATTACGAATACAACTTCAAATGATCTAGTGCGTTCTCTGGAATTGACAGCCTCGTTTATCCCCGGGGATGTAATCGCTATAAACACGATTCCAGGATCGAAAGGCGTTACTCTTACACGATCAGGCATTACCACTTCGATTCTCTATTACATGAATCCGCTATCTACCTGGCCCTTCCTGCAGAAGGGAGACAATAACTTCGCAGCGTACACATCGGGGGCAGGAATTTTGTACGATCTTGTCTACACGCCTAGGTTCGGGGGCATCTGATGGTTACCCTGAACAACACTCTTGAGGGTGTGGCATCAGGTACTACTCTTACCGGCGGCAGTAGTGGTAACAGCGGAGGAACGTCAGGTAATTTCTTTGACTCTGTGGCCATCGTTGCGGGAGGTACACTAGCATCCGACAATTCCTGGTCGGCGCATGGACTTAACTCCCTGAAAATAGCCACAGGATCCACTGCTGGTAACTCCATAGCAAACTGGCAGTCGAGCCTTACTGCTTCCAGTCTCGCGACTGTATATTTCCGCTATGCTCTTAAGTTCACTGCAAATCCGTCAGCAGATCACAGAATACTCACTGCCCTGATTTCAAGTGGCGGTGGCGTATGCTCATTCTGGGTTAGCTCCACAGGTAAGATACTAGCCAAGAATGCAGCTGGCACGACAATTCTCACTTCTACAGCGTCTATTCCTCTTGGTACCGGATTCCGTCTAGAGGGTCTTATAACCGGCCATGCAACTGCCGGGCAGCTTCAGTTCAAGTTGTTCACAACATCGATGGATGCTGTGACAGCTGATGAAACTTCATCTTTGGCAACAGGCCTTGCCACAGGCGGACCCATAACCAAGGTTCAGATTGGTATCGGCGGAACATCAATAGCAAACGCCGGACCATTCTGGGCAGATGATATAGCTTTCTCTGATGTTGGCTACCTAGGCCCGGTTATCACCGGAACGGGCTCAGTAAGAATGCACAAGATGAGCCTGTCTGGTTCCGGGATTGAGAAGATCTCAGCAACAGGCTCAATTCGCATTCACAAGATGGGTCTGTCTGCTGCTGGAATCGGGAAAATCTCAGCAACAGGCTCAATCGCGATGCACAAGATGGGCTTGTCTGCGGTTGGAGCTCCTGCAACATTTATTACTTTGTCAAACAGTTTTGAAGGTATCCCTTCTGGAACTACTCTGACAGGTGGCAGTGGCGGGAATACAGGAGGACTATCTGGCGACTTCCTTGATACTGTGTTTGCTTCCGCTGCTGCGACACTGGTATCTGACAATTCCTGGTCGGCACACGGTCTTAATTCTCTCAAGGTTGCTACCGGTCTGACTGCCGGAAATGCTCAGGTAACATGGGGAGCAAGTCTTTCTTCTAGTTCTGTTCCTACCGTATGGTTCAGGCAATATCTCAAATTCTCGTCGAACCCTGCTGCATCACTAAGGATATTTGGAACAACTGTTATAGCTGGCGGAGGAGTTGGCTCATTCTGGGTCAATACCTCAGGCAAAATAGAAGTTCATAATGCTGCCGGTACAACAGTTTTTACGTCAATTGCCAGTATTCCTCTTGGCACCGGATTCCGCCTGGAAGGCTTCATAACCGGTCATATTTCTGCCGGCCAGGCGCAATTCAAGTTGTTCACGACGTCAATGGATGCGCTAGTCGCTGATGAAACTTCGCTTTTGCATACAGGTCTTGCCACGGGCGGACCTATAGCAAAGGTATATTTTGGTATCAACGGCGCGTTGATTTCAAATGCTGGTCCTTACAACATAGATGATATTTCAGTCTCTACAGTTGGCTGGATAGGCCCGGTTCTCACTGGCACGGGCTCGATCCGAATGCACAAGATGTCTGTCTCCGGCAGTCAGATTATCACAGGCTCAATCGCGATGCACAAAATGGGACTGTTCAGTAATACAGGCTCAATCGCGATGCACAAGATGACTTTCTCCGGAGGCGGCTTTGAGATAGATGCAGGAACAGGATCCATCAGGATTAAGAAGATGGGCCTGTCTGCTTCTTCGATTCAGAGAGATTCTGGCACAGGATCCGTTCGTGTTAAGAAGATGCGCCTGTCTGGTTCCGGAACTGTAAGAGTTCCAGTTACAGGTACAGGATCCGTCCGTGTTAAGAAGATGCGCCTGTCTGGTTCCGGAGTATTCGTAGGCAGGAATATCCTGCGTCCGCAGACAGGCAAAGCATGGTTCGGTGCTTATGCGGGATCAGGAAATGCGGCGCCATCTACGTTTGAGAACGCCGGCGATGTACTTAACGCTACTCGTAAGCTAGACATCATTGCTCGTTATGATAAATTTGATGCGCGATGGCCGTCTGCAACGGAAAAGTCTTATGTCGGATCAGGTACGGGTCGTACTGCAATATCGTTTAACTGGCCTTGCGCTACTGTATCGCCTAATACTCGCGGCGGCCGGACCTCGTCAAGTAATGTTTACTGGGCAGATATAACAGCAGGGATCTGGGACGATGTAATCGATGCTCAAGGAGCTTACCTTGCGGCATATGGCCAGCCTGTTCTGATCAGTTTCGCTGGTGAATTTGACAGTACAGCCAGAGCTATCGATATTTTCGGCGAAGGCGATCCGCGCGAGTATGTTCCTGCCTACAGACGAATCGTAGACCGGGTACGTGCCCAAGGTGCAACGAATGTCATCTGGTGCTGGCGTCCAACAGGAAACAACCTGACCGTTTCCGGATCGTTTATCGGCGGCTTGTCACTTGAAGTGATGTATCCAGGAGATACTTACACGGACTGGATATGCGCAGATCTCTACGACACGAATCTTTCCCATGGCAGCGCATATAATGCGTATCATACATTCTTTGACTGGATAGCAGCCGGGAATCTGGGAGCGAATGCCGGAACTGGCAGTCATCATTATCCGGCAGGAACAGGAATCAGCAAGGCTCGTGCCATCCTGGAGACCGGAGTTGGCACCACAGTATCTGATTCGGCCCGGGCTGCCTGGATTAACACTGTCCCGGCAGGATGCACGACGCTAGGCATCCAGATCTGGATGTGGTTCAACGCAACCGGGACACTCGGAACATTCATTGATCCTGTCACATTCCCTCTGACATGCCTCGCCATGCAGTCGATCGGCGCCAGTTCGTTCTTTACGGAAAGCGGAGCTGGATCCATTCGGCTAAAGAAGATGCGCCTGTCTGGTGCGGGCACTGCTGTAGGGCTGAAATCAGGATCAGTCCGCATGCACAAAATGGGACTTTCGGGCATTGGCGTAATCAAATCCACTGTAGTGTCCCCGCCGAAATACTGGTACACCATAGATTCTTCTCTCAGGCGTGATCAGGTGATAGAGGGTTTCGAATCTCTTATATGGACTGAGAGATATTCCGCTTACGGTGATTTTCAGATAGTAATGAAGTCGACACTTGAAAATCGCAGACTGTTGACCAAGGATACTCTTATAGGCATGAATGGTTCGCGTCGTGTGATGAAGGTTCGTACAATCGCAGATGACGTTGATGACGCTGGAACCAGAAACATTACAGTTACGGGAAAGTCTCTCGAGGCAATCCTCGATGATCGTGTAGCCATTCCAAACCTTATGGGTACGACTGCGACACCGAACTGGACACTTACAGGAACACCAGGTGATATTGCCAGAGCTATGTTCTCTGATATTTGCGTCTTCAAGGTTCTGGATCCACTCGACGCAATCGACTTTTATACTCCGGGCTCACTTCTTCCGGCGGGAAACCTCACAGAACCCACGAACATCATTACTCTCATCGCGTCTCCTGACACACTTTACAATAGCGTGAAACAGCTATGCGATGCGTACAACCTTGGGTTCAGGTTCGTCAAAGACGGCGATACAGGAAAACTATATTTCGAGATTTACGTGGGTAATGACCATACCACGAATCAGTCAGTCAAACCTGCCGTTATATTTGACCCCAATATGGAAAGTCTATCGAATGTTAGTCAGCTTACATCTACGGATCTGGTCAAGACTGTTGCTTATGTAGTCGCTGCAAATGGTTCGGCTATCGTCTATGCTCCTGGTGTCGATCCGTCAGCGTCGGGATTTGAACGACGTGTGTTGCTGGTCAACTCGAGCAACACAGATCCTGCGAGTAAGAAAGCTATATTTGTGGGTTATAGCGGTTCCATACATGGCTGTTATCTTGCAAATCCGGCTGAGACGAAAGCTATATTTGACACTCCAACTTCGTTCATCGCCGGAGGCAGTCCGAAATCAAGTCCAGTTCAGGACGGCATGCATTCCACGCCCGTTATGAACTATTCATCTTACGCGCAATTCAAGGCTGACATCATCAACGCTCCCTACATTCAGGGAGACTTTACGTATTCTCCAAACGGCCCGATTGACAGATCTATATTTCAGTGGGTCATCTACGATCCGGAAAACTGGGCGGCCACACCGCGCGAGGAAAAGCAAGATCCGAAGAAATACATCGGCTTCTTCATCGCACTCGCTCATGCTAACGGCTTCAAGGTTATACTCGCTCCAGGTCGTGATCTGGCGAATTCAGCTACCGTTAATCAGGCACTAGTTGGCGAGAATGTCAATGACTGGTTCGTGCGAGTCAATGTGGCCTCATGGTGTGCGACTGCTGACATGTTCGAGTTTCAGGATCAGAACAATCAGGCGTCATCGACAGACTTTGTTGGTTATTTCACTACTGTGCGCAATCAGATAAGAGCGGTTAATCCCACCATCCCTGTACTGTGCGGGATCATTACTACCGGCGGCGGTTTGCTT